ATGGCAGCACTTTTTAAAGCTGTTTTAGTTGATTTGCCTCGAAGTTTTTGTACGCCAAATGTGGCTAATGCTAATGTAAATGGATCCATATACTATTTTCCTAATAATAGCATATAATACCAAATTACTTAGACAGTATCAACTCATCGTAAAATCGACCTTGGTATTGATGTTCCCCTACATGGACAATTGAGTCGTTAACATAGGCATAACATTTACCACCTAATTTAGACCAAAGTTGACAGAATGAAAAATCTTCTCCTAAGAAGGTTTTCTCTACTGGATCATGGGTAGTATCAAAGAAGTTCCACATATTAGGTTTATCTACATATTCACCGTTTATAACTGTTTTTTGTACTATCTTTTTCTCAGGATATTTCTCAATCATTTTCTCTATGACTGATCTCTTAATTAACATACATCCAGTTGGTGCATCAGTAACCTCAATGACCCCACTATCTACTTTAATATTTTTATCGTCTGGTACCTTCATAGGATAAGTATGTAAAGCTCTTCTTATATCTCTACCTGATTTAATTTTACCTTGTTTCATTTTATCAAATGCTTTGTCCCACATTAATGTTTTTAAAGGGTATGGGACAGATATAATATCTTTATTAGCTTCCAACATTTTAAAAATAGTTTTAGCTTGAAAGTAAATATCCGAATCAATAAATAATAAATGTGTTGCAGGTGATTCAAGAAAACCAGCTACACATAAATTTCTACCTTGAGTAACTAAAGATGATTTCATCATATGAAATGATACTTTCATTTTCTTTTTAAAACACTCACCTTGAAATTCTAATAATGCTTGAGTGTAATGAATAGTTACATCACTATGAACTGGTGTACCTACAAATATTTCGTAAGGTGATTTCTCAATTATTGTATCTGAATCTTTTTTCCATAAAGGTGTTGTTGCTTTTTCGAAATCAGATTGAGGTTGTATTTTAACATCTTCTAATGTTTGATAGGTATCTTTATTAATATATTTATCGCTTGGCATTATAGGCTCCTGTTAAAAAATTAGTCCATTCCATACCCTTCTTTTCCCAACTATAAAATCTTTTATAAAACTTTTGTTGTTCTTCTAAATGTTTTTGTATTACGTCTGTATGTAAATATCCAGCTGCCGTATCAATTGCTTGGGCAGTTGCGCTAGCTAGTAAATCATGATCTTTTGAATAATTTACGTAAACTGGCCACTCAGAACATGTTTCAGGTAATGCACCAAAATTGGTAGTGATTACATGTAACCCAGACGCTAAAGCTTCTAAAGCAGATACACAAAATGTTTCTTCAAATATAGATGGGTAAACAAACATATCATAATCAGTCATATGCTCTAAAATATATTCGTGTGGCTTATGGCCTATATAATTTACATTTGGTAATTTTTTAGCTTGGTCGTATAAACCTTGAAACGCTTGACTATGCCCTTTTGAAAATTCTGTTCCGTATACATCACAAGAACTGTATACATCTAAAGTTACGTTTTCGCTCTTTACCATTTGCATCGCAAGTAATAAAACATTAAGTCCTCTCCATGGTGTGCAGTGATGTATTATTCTTATTGGATTCCCTTCTTTAAAAATTTTTCTTTTAGGGAAATGATCAGTGCCGTTTTTAATCACAACTGACTTATCTTCTGGTATATTAAAAAAATATCTAAACTTTTCAAATGTCCAATTTGAATTAAATACATACCAATCGTATTCTTTAAATCTTTCTTGATTAAGAAAAAATTCTTGTAGATTACCTTGATCGTAAGAATTTTTTTGCCACAATATATTTATTTTGTTTGGATCAAGTGGGACTTTTCCCGGTATAGATGTACAGATTTGAAATTTATCTAATAAATCTTTTGATACATGTTTTTCCAACAATTCATGTTGGATTTCAGTTGCACCTCTTGGTTCCATTATTCTTTGGTTTTAGCACCCATAGAAACTCTTGTCACCTTAATTTCAAGGTCTTGTCTAAAATCATCCACAGTAGTATCAGTATTGGGATCAGCAACATCAGCATCAAAATCAGCTTTGCTAGCATATACTTTAAGTGTTCTTTTATGTTTGATAATTTCTTTTGCTTCTGCAGGTATTTTTACTATTTCATCTGTCATTGTGTTCTACCTTGTCGGTTGTAAGGTTTATAGTCTCTTTTTTCACTTTTGCAAAGACTTTTTTTATGACGTCTTGGACGTTTTTTCGGTTTAGGTCTAGGTACAAAATGTGTGAATTTTTGTTTAGCCATTTTCTTGTGATCTATCTATGAGGGCATAGCTAACGACACCTGTTATTTCGTTTGCAGTTCCAGCTTGTATTTTTAAAACATCTGAAGCTTCTAGAGCAAGCGTATCACTTACCATATTAGTAAAGTTTTTATTTAACTCTGCATGACTAATTTCTACATCCGATCCTCCCGATTTTTGTAAATATAAATCTACATCTATTGCACCAGAAGATTCATGACTAGCTTGTACATTTTTTACTAAACAAGTTGCATCACTAGGACAAGTTAAAATCGTTGTCTTGTCAGTTGTAGTTAAATCGAATGTTGCGCTTTTGTATCTAATTGTCATGACATAAAATAATTAAACGCATCTTGTTCATTTTTCAAGTCTTGTTGATAAGATGTATTTAACTGATTCTCTACTGTTGATATTGCTTGGTTAATTTGTCTAAATCCTTCTTCACTGTATTCTTTAGGAGGTTCAGGTACATATACGTTTATCTTAGCCATTATCTTCTTCCATCTTGATTTACGTCTGCTCTAAATGTACCAAATCTCCATGTTTCATCTAAAGTTGTATTTTCAATTTTTAAGTTAGCTAATCTTCCTCTAACTCTTGTATCAATTTTACTTGTGCTACTTGTTACGTCAAATTGAGCAGTCGTTGTGTTTCCTGATATAGGAAAATCTTTTGTATTTAAAGTTACTTTTGCAGTTCCTTGGAGGTTTTTAAAATCTGGTAAAAATCTACTAACCCTTAATAAAAACTGACCATCTCCTTGTGTAGGTAAATCAAAATCTCCTGATTTAACAAAAGCTGGTATAGCTGTTTCGTTTCCACTTAAATCTATTTTATTCAAACCAACTTCATGAGCATAATAAGTTGTTGCACCAAACGTGTTGGTAGCTCCGTACAAATTACCAATATTAGGTGTTCCTGATGAATTAAATTCTGTTGCATAAGGTACATCATAAGTGGATGCGTCTGCATACGTACTTCTAGCTAAAGTCATTGTAGCCCAAGTATTTTCAACATAATTATATACAGCTGCTCTGTCATTTTGGGTTGATGGATTATTTAATGGTGTTCCTTTTGGATAAAACCAAACTATTTCATTGAATAGAGAATTGTGTGATGCATAAATAATTTCATTAGAACTATAATTTAAACCAACATTATCACCAGCAGTTGTGAATACAAAGTCTTCAATTAAAGAAGGTAATAATTTTACAGTACCGTCAAACTTAAAAAATCCTCCAGCACTTCCCATCCAAAAAACTTGTCCATCTGCATAGACTGCTGCGTGTTGTCCAATACATCCACAGTTTGATCCAACTTGTCTTATAGAAAAAGTAAATGGTGGTCCTACAAACTGCATTGTATATGCTGCTTGGTCAGTTAAAATTAGATTGTAATCTTTACCAGATATCGCAGCTACAATTTTGTTTCCTGTATCGAGCCTAAATGTTCCTGCAGTATTTACAGAAGTAGGTTGATATACATTATAATTTTCTTGATCACTAAATCTTATAAACATTGGATCTTGAGTCGTTGCATCTCCAATCGTTGTTTCTGTTCCAAAATGGACAACGTGTCTATCCCTATCAGATGTAATAGTTAGCCTGCTTGCTGTTGGTGCACCAGTCATTAAAGTAGCTCTTCTTTCTAATGGATTTGATAATCCAGGATTCCAAACAAAAGTTTTACCGTCTTTAATAGTTGCAATAAGTTGTTCTCCAAAATTATCTAAAGACCAAGAACCGGGATCAAGAATAATAGTTGATGATGTAGTACCACTACCCCATGTTAATCTTCCCCAAGTTCCAGTACCCCATCCATAACCGTAAGTTTGAATAGTAGGACCTATTTCAACATAAGGATCAATTGTTGCACTGCCAGATGTTGATGTTGTAGCAGCTGAATTTGAAGGCATAGTAATATCAAAAGTATTAGCAGTCACATTAGTTATTTCAAATGCATTATCTTCAAAGTCTGTTGTTGCATAACCTGATCCTGTTGGAACAGTAACAGAGCTAAATGTTACGTATTCTCCTGCATCTAACGCATGACTTGATTTATTTACAGTCACTGTTGCACTGCCACTTGTTGTATTAAAAGTTGCGCTTGTTAGTGCAGTATCTGTAGGAGTTATGTCATAAAATGCTCCTTCGTAGTAAATATATAGAGCCTTAGAAGTGCCTAAAGCTGCATACTTTCTACCCTCTAAATCATTCCATGTGTGCTGCGCTCTTGCGGGACCAGCTATTGTTTTTTGACCAATTGCAGTAAAGCCACCAATTTTTTCTGGTTGACCATATCTAAATCTTACAAAATCACTATCAATCCATTGTCCCTCTGCTCCAGAAGGAGTATCTGATTTATTAATTCCTGGTCTAATTTGTACACTAGTTAATGGCATATTTATCCTGGATATTGTATTGGATATCTTATCACAACAAGTCCATCATTACCATCAGACTGTGATGGAGGATAACCTCCACCTCCTCCTTTGCCGTAATCAGAATCATTGTAACCTGTATTATTTCCTGGTGTTCTTCCACTTCCATTTGTAACAGTAGTTCCTGTAGAAGTACCTCCACCAGCACCTCCACCACCTCGGTTGTCTCCGCCTGGATTACCGCCAGCGCCTCCTCCAGCAGTACCTCCACCGCCGCCACCACCAGCTGATTGATCTCCGCCTGGATCGTTAAATAAACCGTTTGTTGTAGATGATGCACCTGCAGTTCCTCCCGATGCACCTTGAGGTGAAGCAGTACCATTTTCACCGCCACCACCTCCATTTCCAGCAGCATATCCTAAACCTGCTCTTTCAACACCACCGCCGCCACCGCCGCCAGCAGCTACTATTAAACCTGTTGTACTTCTTAATAAAGCAGAAGCTCCTCCACCTCCGCCACCTCCAGCTGAACTTCCTGATGTCCCTGCATTACTACCTCTTGCACCAAAATAATAATTTGTTGAACTTATTGTTACACCTGAACCAGCTGCACCTCCACCTGATCCTCGACCAAGTGCACCAACTCCGCCTCCACCACCAACACAAACACTTAATGATTCAGCGTTTACACTGATTGATGTATTTTCAGCATAGGCTCCTCCACCACCATCTCCACCATTTCTTCCTGGATCAAGTGATGTAGAATAACCACCAATACCTCCACCACCTCCCCACATAAACACTTGGATAAGGCCTTCAGTTCCTGCTCTTGAAATTGTAAATGTACCTGTTGATGTAAATTTGTGTACTTTGTAAGTTATTCCACTAATGTCTTGTGTAGATTCTGTACCACCTGAAGCTGCTAATGGGAACCATCCGCCAGCACCAACTAATAAAGTATAGTGAGTCATGGTACCTCCTTAACTTAATGTTCCACCAGTAATTACAAAAGTATTAGATGCTACACAAAGAATTGTTGCGACACCTCTTGTGTTTAATGTTCTATCAGCATTGGTGCCATCAGTAGCCCAATACATTGTCACTCCAGAACCTCTTGTGATTGAAAATGAAGAAGCAGAATTATTAAATACACTGATTGATTGCCCAGCAGAAAATACACTAGGAGGCACCGTTACAGCTCCTGTAGTAGATATTATTTTACCGTGATCACTTGCAACTAAGGTGTAAGTAGTAGATTTTGAATTTAGAGGTACTAATCTAATTTCTCCTTTTTGATCAGATACGTTTCCAGCACTTGAAGTAATGTCTCCAGCGCTGTTACTTATGGTACCTCCTGCAGCAATAGTGCTACTTGCAACAATAGTATTTGTAGTCGTTGCAGCTGTAACTGTAATATTACTTACATTTATCGTACCATCAGAACTGTTACCGTTATCTAACACAGCATCTAAAGTATTGTTAGCTAGTTGTATTCCAGATATTAAATTTAAAGAACTTGAGTTTTCAGACAAAGATCTGGGCCAAGACTTGAAATGCTATATTGATAATCTTGCCGAATCAGAAGAATATTTGTTTGTTATGAATTATGCATTTGGTATTACTAAGTTGCCTTCACTTTCAATGATGTATGTAAATGAATCGTTCATCGAATCAATTGGCGCTGATGTTGAGAGGGATTTGGATAATATTATAGATCGTTTTGACGATGGCTGGAAAGGAGAAATCTTAAGTGATTCTAAAAGAATATGCCGACAGCTTTTCGCATCTTTTTATAGATCAGACGACTTTGAGAAACCAGAACGAGATGACGGGAGGTCATTAAGAGAGATATTAAATC